TTCGTCCACCCGGAGGGGGTATATTTCAGGCAAATAACTAACACGAACGTGTGTTCGTGCTATCATTGAGCCTTTAGGAGAACCTTATGAGCCAGAAAAGAATCTATCTCGTTGGGACACCTGATGGTGTTCGTCTTGTTCGTGCGACTGTCAGGACTCAGGCTTTGACTCACGTAGCCAACAGCCAGTACACCGTACGTGTTGCGACCCAAGAAGACTTGGTCGAGTATTTGGGTCAGGTAGAGATCGAGAACTACCGACACGAACAACAGGATCTTCCTTTGGATGATTAACCTACGGCAAATCCCTGAAGAACTTCTGACTCCCGCCATACGGTGGTTGGATAAGGCTTCTTGGTCTTATGGCTGGCATTCGGATAAAGATGTTCCGTATGGGCATTGGAACGTCGATATAACCCGTACAGGCATCAAGAACACTGTAGACATCACTGAAAGACTTCCCCAAGAGTTCTTGGATGTATGGAAGACCATCAAGCCGCCCGAGGCGGTGCTTGTTCGTGCTTATGCGAACAGGCACACCTTCGGCACGGAAGGTTATCCACATACCGACACGGACAGGATGGAGGACCAGACCTGCGTCATCTACCTGAACAAGGACTGGAAAGCCGAGTGGGGCGGAGAGACGACCTTCTACAATCCTGAGAAGACCGAGATCCTAAATGCCGTCATGCCCCGGTTTGGTCGTGCCGTTATCTTTCCGGGGAACATTCCTCACTGCGCCCGGGCGGTCTCTAGGATCTGTCCGGAAGTGCGAACGACCATGATGTTTAAGTTCGCTGTGGACTTAAAGTCCATGTACCCGGCAGAAGAGATTTTGAAGTCCTTCCTCACAGAGGTCGGCGCTTTTCAAAAGCCCCATAAGGACGGATCTCTCGGCAACCACCTCCTGCGGGTTTTTCATCTCATGAAGTCCGTCGGGATCGGGGATGTCCTTGCCGTGGCTGGTGGGCTTCATTCGGTCTACGGCACCCAGTCCTACAAGAATGCCTGTTTAAACGTTGAGTCTAAGAGGGTCCGTGAAACCTTCGGTCCCGAGGTCGATAGGCTCGTTCGTTTATTTTCTTCGCTCAAACGCCCTGACGATTTGCTCGATGGTTCGTCTTTAGAAGAAAAAGACCTGTTCCTGATGCGATGCATCGAGGTCGCCAATCTCTACGATCAGGGCGAGTTAGACGACCACCCCCAACTCAAAGCCTTCGCCGCCCAGTTCAAGTAGCGGAAGAACGAAGTTCGACGCAACTGCGAAAGCAGTTGCACGAACGCTCGTTCGTGTTTAAACTCTCTGTGTTCCACGTGAAACCGAAAGGGAGTTATGAATCTGGGGTACTACGTTACCGATCTGATCTCGCTGGCAAATAACCTACAAAAAATTGCCGCTGATGGTAAACGGATCGAAGAGATCTACCAGACCGCCTTGGAAATCAAAAGCACTGCCTCAGAACTACAGGCATGGGCAAAGAATGAAATGAAGGAGAAGTCATGACCGAGCGGCAAAGACTGGTCTTAGAGTTCATCGAGACCTACATCAAGATGAAGGGCTTCGCCCCGTCCATGCAAGACATTGCTACTGGGCTTGGAATGAAGTCTAGATCCAACATCCACCGGGTGATCCACGACCTTCGCCGTCAGGGGCATCTGCGTTTAAACCCGCACAAGGTGCGAACAGTCAAACTTGTGGACAAGTCGGCTAAGGAAATCACCGCCCTATGAGCAATCTTCTGTCCCGGGACGAGATTAAGCAGTACTTAGCCCTGCTGGACACGCTACCGCCGGAATCGCCGGAGGTACAGAAGATCCACCTCCTCCTGAAAGAGGACAAAAAGGAACGCTGTCGTCAGAACTTCATGCCGTTCGTGCGGCAGATGTGGTCAGCCTTCATCCCCGGACAGCATCATCAGATCATGGCAGATGCCTTTGAGCGTGTTGCCAAGGGTGATTTAAAGCGCCTGATCATCAATATGCCCCCACGGCACACCAAATCTGAGTTTGCGTCTTACCTTTTCCCGGCTTGGTTTTTAGGTTTGTATCCGGAAAAGAAGATCATTCAGACCGCCCATACGGCAGAACTGGCAGTCGGATTTGGTCGTAAGGTCCGAAATCTGGTGAACACCCCGGACTATCAGGAAGTCTTCCCCACAAAGTTATCCACAGACTCCAAAGCCGCTGGTCGCTGGAACACCGATAAAGGTGGCGACTACTTCGCTATCGGTGTCGGTGGTGCCGTGACTGGTAAAGGCGCTGACGTTCTCATCATCGACGACCCGCACTCAGAGCAGGAAGCCATGCAAGGCAATCCGGCAGTGTATGACCGGGTCTATGAGTGGTACTCGTCCGGTCCTCGTCAGCGTCTCCAGCCGGGTGGCGGAATCATTATCGTGATGACCCGCTGGTCCAAAAAAGACTTAACCGGGCAAATCCTGAACTCTGCCGCCAAGAAGGAACTGGAAGAGTGGGAGGTCATTGAACTACCCGCCCTACTTCCGTCCGGAAAGCCCTTGTGGGCGCAGTTTTGGAAACAGGAAGAATTAGAAGCGATCAAGGCTGAACTGCCCGTTGGCAAGTGGGAAGCCCAGTACCAGCAAAACCCAACCTCGGAAGAGGGTGCGATTATCAAGCGGGACGACTGGCAGGTCTGGGAGCACGAAAGACCGCCCGAGTGCGAATACATCATTCAGGCATGGGACACCGCTTTTGAGAAATCCACCCGGGCTGACTACTCAGCCTGTACGACTTGGGGAATCTTTTACAGGGAGGTAGACGGAGTTGAAGTCGCCAACATTATTGTGCTTGATGCGTACAAGGAAAGACTGGAATTCCCAGAACTCAAAAAGCAAGCCTACGATATGTGGAAGGACTGGAACCCTGACACCCTTCTGGTTGAGAAGAAAGCCTCTGGTGCTCCTCTTATCTACGAATTGCGAAGAATGGGCATCCCTGTTTCAGAGTATACGCCGAGCAAAGGGTCGGATAAGATAGCCCGTGTAAACGCCGTTTCGGATTTGTTTGCGTCGGGAATGGTGTGGAGACCCGAAAAGAAGTGGGCAGATGAACTGGTCGAAGAGGTCGCCTCATTTCCAAATGGAGACCATGACGACTTGGTGGACTCCACAACCCTTGCGCTGATGAGATTTCGTCAGGGCGGTTTCATACAGTTGTCTTCAGATGAGGAAGACAGAATGTTTATACCCCGCAAAGCGGCGTATTACTAAGGACAAGACATGGCTATTGAAAAATCACTGTACGAAATGCCCGAGGGGATGGATAAGTTCGCTCCCGAGGAACCGGGCATCGAACTAGAAATTGAGATCGAGGCTGAGGAAGGCGAAGAGCCAGCCGTCGAGGTAGAGATTGAGGTTAAAGGTTTCGACGCAAACCTAGCCGACGAAATGCCGGAAGCAGATCTACAAGAGATTGCCGACGATATTCTGGATCTGATCCAAACCGACCTTGATTCCCGCAAGGAGTGGGAGAAAACGTACAAGGAGGGCATCGATCTACTTGGTTTAAACATCGAAGAGAGAACCGAGCCGTGGGAGGGAGCCTGTGGTGTCTACCACCCAATCCTGTCCGAGTCGGTTGTGAAGTTCCAAGCCGAGACAATCCTTGAGACTTTCCCCGCTTCGGGTCCGGTCAAGACCAAGATCATCGGCAAAATCACCCGGGAGAAGGAAGAAGCCGCCGCCCGGGTACAAGATGACATGAACTATGAACTCACCGAGGTCATGGTTGAGTACCGAAATGAGCATGAGAGGCTTCTTTGGAACCTGCCAATCTCGGGTTCTGCATTCAAAAAGGTCTACTTTGACCCCACCCTAGACCGTCAGGTCGCCATGTTTGTACCGGCGGAGGACGTAATCGTCCCCTACGGTGCCTCTGATCTTCATTCTTCTCCCCGTATTACGCACCGGATGCGTAAAACCCCCAACCAACTGAAGAAACTTCAGGTTGCCGGGTTCTACCGGGACATCGAATTAGACCCGCCCCAGCGCAATGTCACCGAAATCGAGAAGAAAAAAGACCAAGAGATAGGCATTTCGGTCATCGATGACGACCGCCATATGCTCTATGAGGTCCATATTGACTATGACCTGCCGGGATTTGAAGATCCGGACGGCATTGCACTGCCATATGTCATTACATTGACCGAATCAGGTCAGATTCTGTCGATTCGTCGCAATTATCTTGAAGACGACCCGTTTAAAAACAAGCGTCTGCACTTCACGCACTACGTTTACATACCCGGATTCGGGTTCTATGGCTTTGGGCTTATCCACCTCGTAGGGGGTTTTGCAAAATCCGCTACATCTATCCTCAGACAACTTGTCGATGCGGGTACCCTTTCAAACCTTCCCGGAGGGTTTAAGTCCAAAGACCTACGTGTGAAGGGCGATGACACACCTATCGCCCCGGGTGAATGGCGTGACGTGGATGTCACGGGCATGACCATCAAAGACTCCATCGTTCCGCTCCCATACAAAGAGCCAAGCCGGACTTTGTATGAGTTGTTGAACACGATTGTGATGGAGGGTCGTAAGTTTGCCTCTGTGGCGGACCTGAAGGTTGGGGATATGTCCAACCAAGCCCCTGTGGGCACGACTTTGGCGATCCTTGAGCGGACCTTGAAGGTCATGAGCGCTGTTCAGGCTCGTGTCCACGCCGCAATGAAGTCGGAGTTTAAACTCATTGCCAGCATTGTTCGGGACTACACCCCGGAGTCGTATTCTGTCGAGGTCGCAAACGCCACCGAGAAAGCCAAAAAA